ATTCGATAGACAAGCATTGCGTCTTCGATCAGGATGAGCTGGCGCCAGATCCTTCTAGCTGCCTCAAGAACTGAGGTGCCGTACGGAAGAAAGGCATCGTTTCCTAGAATTCTAAAGTGAGAAACTTGCCAGTTCTCAAGGATCTGGTTACCTTGAGTCATCCACCTAAATCTGACTGCTAGTGGGTCGTCTTTGTCAAATCCTTCTTCGCGCTCTATCTCATTAACGGCAATAGGATAGACATTGATGACACCCTGATCAGGCGACACATCATTGAATAGGAAAAAGTCGCCGTACTTACACATGTTCCTGACCCATGCTGTCAGGTTGAAATTTACATTTAACGTGTCGTAAAATAGTTCGTGCAGAATCCTGTTGATCTGTTGATTCTCTGAGTAGATGTGCAGTACGTTCCCTAACTCGTCAGGTGCGACTGACTCCTCAGCATAGATGTCAAGTGCTGAGGCGATCTCAGGTGTGTACTCCATCTCCTGAAAGTCTGAGTATCTTGCCATTCTGTCGTATGAACCATAGGCAGACATAGCTGAGCTATAGACATGCGACTGTGTCTTTCTAAAGAGCTCGAATGCCGATGTATTCTTTGCGCTTGGACGAAAATCACGAACTCTTCTCTTGACAACTGGACCGCTCCTAAAGAGCTGTGTTAGTTGTGAAAAAAGATTTTTGCTTTCTTTGGCCATTTCTCCTACTTATAGACCCACGCAAGATCTGGTGTAATATTAAATCTGTTCATTCCGCCGCCGCCGACGAGGTCACGTCTTGATTCAACTCTTCGCTTGCTCTCGCCTGTCAAGAGGTCGTTCGACGTACCATTAAAATTATTTGTCTTGATTGACATAGAAACAAGCATTGCCTGATTTAGAACATTTGAATCTTTGCCGACTTCTGAAGAAGCATCATAGAGCCACGTACCGATCGCAAGGCTCATGACAAGATCGTCATTCTCACCTTTCATCGCTTGAACTCTATTTTCATTCCACACGAAAGTCTTAAGTTCATCATAAAAACGAGATGAGTAAGTTATAATCTGTTTGTTCCTAATAAGCTCTTCTAGTTTTGTCAAGATCAGAGACCGTGTCTTGCCACTCGTGTTAAATCCTGCTGTTGTTGTGTCGCCAGGTGGGATGTAATCACCAATGTAGACTGCACTACTCTTTTGGTAATACATCTTTGGATAGTTGAGGTCTCGTAGGCGTATTATAGTTGCGTAACCAAAACTGTTATTTTCTGGACAAAGTAGTGCCTTGTTATACTTGACACCGTACTCGTATAAAAGATCACCGAATCGGTCAGGAGCGATTTTTCCCTTGTACTCAGCAACAATTTCACCTGTCATCAAGTCTATGATGTGAAATGTTGAGAAATCCTTGCCGTCACCTCTAGCAACGTCAGCAGACATGACATATTTGTGTTCAGACAAAGGCTGCTTCCATATCCAGACATTTCTATCAAATCCCTCTCTAAGAAATGGTGCCTGGATGGTTGAATATAACCACTTCAGCTCGTCGTCTCCCAGGAAAGTCTCGCCTGACGAAGCAAAGTCACAAAGGTATTCCTGTGCTATCTGTCGTGTTGTTAGGTTTCTAGTTTCTTTATCAAACCACACTTGATCTCGCTCTGGGTGGACGTCCCAATTGAGCTTAATTGGTTTGAATTCATTCATCCCTGCTTCTGCGTCTTTATAGAGCTTGTAGTACTGGCCACCGACGCCATTAGGAGTTGAAAGGAGAATTGCCCTACCACCTGTTGTTAGCGTGGGGTACAGACCTGTCCAAAGCGTATCGAAATCCCTGACGAATGCGGCCTCATCAACGATCAGGAGTGAAAGTGCTTCTGAGCGGCCGGCGTCTTCTGACGTTGGGATTGCCTTGATCGTTGAGCCATGACTAAACTCAACAAGTTGCTTGTTGTTTGCCGTGACTGTTGGCAGAACGAGCCAGGTCGGCAAGTTATTAATAATGGTCTTTGCTTTCTTGATAAAGTTCTGAGCAACTTGAAGTTTTGTGGCAATGATGAGAATGTTCTTATCTTTTTGAAAAAGCGCAAGCCATACTGCATAAGCTGCAACTAGAGTTGATAATCCAAGCTGTCGACCCTTAACAACTATCGTGAATCTGTGACTTATAAACTCTTTAACACAGTCATCTTGGAATGGAAATGTCTTAAAAGGTATTGTGCCTTTAGTAGGGTGCTGAATTTTCACATAGTTGTTGAAAAAGTACGCCGGGTCTCGACCGCACCTAACAATCTCAGCAACTTGTCTTGACTTGTTTGTAGTCATCAGCCGTTGACAGTGTAAACTGCTCTCCGGCGATAGTATGCAGTCCTCTTAGGGCTGTATGACGACATTGAGATAAGCTCAATCTCGTCTGTCGAGTCACCTTTCTTAAGCTTGAGTGAAGATCCCGCTACTTTCTTGAATTCCTTCTTGACCTCATTCATGAAATCGCCAATCAGCTTTTCAGAGATACGTTCTTCTTCTCTGACCTGATCTCTCATGACTCTGTCAGTCACTAGATTGACGATTGTCGTATAAGTCACATTGATTCTATCTCCGGACATCGTTGTCTTGATAGAAAATGTTGGGCTTTTAGCAGTTGAACTATGCCCAAATGTTGTGTCGAGTATTTGACCTAAAATGTTGACGTGTTCAAATGTCATTTTTATTCCTTCTAGCAGCGCGTGCTATAGAGATACGCTCTTGTTTATATTTATCAACTTCTTCTGGAGAAGGACGCCAGCCTGATAACCATTTATCATTTTGGTACTCTGCCCACTTCATTGAGCAGTTTCTGCAACACTTAAAACGTTGAAAGTAATTGTAATCGAGGAAGTAGTCAAGAGAAAGATTACAAACTTCGCAAAAAAGAGGCATATTATTCATGTGTGACGCTTGCTTTTCCTGTAGAACTATCAATGCTTAACACGTTATCAACAATGTCTTTGATTGCATCAACGTGTGAAATGATCAGTATCTTCCTAAAATAATTCTTTAAATTCTGAAGTAAACGAGCGCAAGCTTCTAGATTACTCTCGTCCAAGACACCGAATCCTTCATCAATGATCAGCATGTCTGACTTAGGCAGTGATGAAATGTTTGTGAGTGCGACTCTAATTGCGATAGATGAAATCATTTTCTCCATGCCTGAACCTAACTCGATGATGCGCTTCCTGTCGCCGTAATTGATATAAATCTCAATTGAGCTAGAATCGTCGCATTCAATCTCGACAGTGAAACCCGCTATACCACTAAGGATCTTAGTGATCTCAGAATTGATTAGGGGCAGGTTTTTTGTGATGATATTCTGCGGTATGCCCTTCTTAGAGAATGCATTTTCAAGTAGAGTCAAAGTTTCAAATCTTTCAAGATTGCTCTTAAGAGTGCTGATCTGCGATTCTGTTGTTGCAATTCGTTCAGTGACTCTACCAAGCGTCGAGGCGATTGTTATGACCTGATCTTCAATGACACTGATAATCTTCTTAAGATCCACAAGCTCTTTATGCTTATCGCTGGCTCCTGATTCTGATTGCTCTTTCAACTTGCTTGCAAGGCTCTTGTGTTCCACAAGATATTGCTGAATCACACGCTCCTTGCTCGAAAGTCTTTCTTCATATATCGAAATTTGTGATTGTGCCTGTACGCGCTTGTTCTCTAGATCTTTTTCAAGACTCGAAAGTTTGTTGATCTTGTCAATCTTTCCCTTGATTTCTTCCTTGCTCGTAGATGATAGCTTCTCTCTTAGCACGTCGAGCGTTCGCTGGATTGTTGTCCTTGTGCTCTCTTCAATCTCAAGAATCTTTTTGCTTTGGTGCGCGTCCTTTATAAAGACGCATGATGGAAATGAGTCACCGCACGGCACTGTGTTGAGAATCTCAATGCTTCTTCTCAGGGTCTCTAGTTCTTTTTCTTTTGACTCCAGATCCTTGAAGTTTATTGCATACTTCATTTCAAGGTCAGCAATTGCATCTTGCTGCTTTTGTAGCTCATCAATGCTAAATGCTTCTCTGACATCTTTGATCTTGACAATTTTCTCATCAAAAGACTTGATGCTCTCTCGAAAATTGTCAAGGTTGTCTTCTATGTTCTTGATGTCAATTCTTAACTTCTCAATCTTTGCAGAAATCTCCTGGACTTCATTCTCTGAGACGATGTGTTCATTCTCAGATGATGAGATCTTGGTCAGCTTCGTACGATTTCTTGATAACTCTTCGCGTGTTTCGATTCCCTTGTCTTCTAATTTGGACTTTTCTTCCTTAAGTGTCGAAAGTGTCTGATTGAGTGACTCAATGCTGGACGCAGTCTTGATCGACACCTTCAGCGGGCTAATGTCTTGTTTGACAACCTCGAGATACTTGTCGAATATGTCAAGGTCAAGAAATCTACTTAGGATCTGCTTCCTGCTTGTAGACTTCTCATTGATGAACATGTTCATCTGACCTTGAGGGGCGAGGCATGTGTAAAAGAAATCATCAGCAGTTCCAATCAGCTTGCGAACTATCTTTTCTGTCTCTCTACGCTGTTCATCATTCAGATCTTGCATCACATCGCCGGTGCTCTTCTTCTTGAGAGACAGAGTTGTGTTTGCCCAGACTTCTCCGCGCTTAGGATAGTTCTTCATAGAGTCTCTGGTTAGCTCATAATCTTCTCCTGAGACTGACAGGTTGATTTTGCTACGACATGTCTCTTCATCAGTGTTAATGATGTGTAGATTCTTCATGGCACCTCTGTCTGAGGTGTTGAAGAGGTTCCACACAATTGTTCCAATTATTGAAGACTTTCCTGCGCGATTCTTGCCAAAGATTCCCGTAATGCCTTGCAAGTTATCAAAGTTGATGACGTTATCTTTTCCGTATGCAAAGATATTGTCAAACTCAATTTTCTTAAGGCTCCACATGACATTTCTAGCAACGTCATCGTCAAATGTCACAGCATCGAAGTACTTGTCAAATTCTTTTATTGAGGCTGCGATTTTTGAATCTTCAACGGAGCGCTCCTTAAGATACGTTTCAATGACATTCTTGATGGAGTCTCTATCACGCAAATTAGAGCTCTTAAACTGCGATACGATAATCTCGTCTTTCTTCTCTGTCTTTGCCTCGATCTTAAAAACAACTTCAGAAAAGTTCTTAAGTTTGGCTGCCATGTCATGCAAGCTTCTTGAGTCAACTTCAGAAACTTCTGACGGCAAGTTAAATCTAATTCGAGACCGATCGGGCAGCTGTCCTAGCTTAGAAATTGTCGTAACTACATCACCTGCCCAATCAATGTTCACAAAAGGAAAGTCATTTTGGACTTGAATAAATTTGGTTGTGAATTTGTTGCGAGTCTTTATGTCCCAGAAGAGAAAACCTTTCTCTAGGTCTTCACCATAGTTTTGCTGGATGGTAGAGCCACAATATCCAATTGTCTCTGCGTCATTCAGAAATTGTCGCTTGTGTATGTCACCAAACATTCCAAAGTCAAATTTCTCAAACATGTCAAGTGTCACTTCGCCTTCAAGCGCAAAATCGCTATCAGACTTTGATCCTCTAACGGCGCCATGATACAGCGCGATGTTTATACTTGATGTGTCAGGCTTGACAAATTCCCATCCATCAGTGTCAAAAG